CAGAAGTTCGGTATTCAAGAAGAGCTACTTGCGGATGCACAACAAGTCCAGCAAAACGCCGAGTTAATGCAGCAATTGATGGCTGCACAGCAAGGCGGGGGTATGCAGTGAAGGAGAAAATAAATGTTTCGCCAGATGGTAGAGGATACACTAAGGAAGTTGACCAAGATCTTAATTCTAAAGCCTACGCTCTTTTTGGCTCGGGGGTTGGAAGGGATTTCCTATTGTATTTGGAAAGCTTGTCGACAAATAACATCTACGGTGCTGGGGTGGGAATCGAAACTTTAGCGCATGCAGAAGGTAGCCGTTGGATAGTAGCGGTTATTAAGAAGCGTACAGAATTAGGCAGGAAGCAAGGCGATGGCTAAACCGAGTAACCCAAAACTATATGCAAGAGCAAAAGCTATTGTTAAGGCAAGAGTCAAGAAGTGGCCTAGTGCATACGCATCTGGTCAGCTTGTTCAGCAGTATAAGAAGATGGGTGGTAAATACTCATGAGCCTTACTAAATGGTTTAATGAAAAGTGGGTTGATATATCCACAACTAAAGATGGTAAGCATCCTGCATGTGGTCGCAAAATGGGTGATGGTCGCAAGTATCCTAAATGTGTGCCTCAAGCTAAAGCTAGCAGCATGAGCAAAGGTCAGAAGCAAGCGGCAACAAAACGTAAACGTGCAACGAATCCATCCAGCGGTGGCAAGAAACCAACTTATGCGAGGACGTAATGGCTAAGACAGCAGCGTGGCAAAGAAAAGAAGGTCAAAGTAAATCGGGTGGCTTGAACGAAGCTGGTCGTAGATCATTGCGTAGACAAGGTAAAAACATTAAACGTCCTGTGTCTGCTAAACAGGCAAAGAAGTCTCCAAAAGCAGCAGCTAGGCGTAAATCATTTTGTAAGCGTATGATGGGTATGAAAAAGAAGCTTACAAGTAAAAAAACGGCTAATGACCCTAACAGCCGTATCAACAAAGCACTAAGGAAGTGGGATTGTTAATGAACGAAGCAGCAACAGAAAGCGTTGAGACCGAAGCATCAGTCGAGGTTCAGGCATCAGAAATGCAGGAGCAACCTCAAGAAGTATCAGAAAAATTTGATTGGCTTCCTGAGAAATTTGAAAGACCAGAGGAACTTGCGAATAGTTATAAAGAACTAGAACGTAAGTTTTATCAGCGCAAGGATGAGCTAAGAGAGCAGATTGTCTCAGAGCTTAACGATGAAGCTGTAAGCGCAGCACCAATTAGCCCTGGCGATTATGAAATTGAATTTGCACCGCCAGAAGGTCTGGAATACACGATTGCTAATGATGATCCTATGCTTGACTGGTTTCGCAGCAAAGCACACAACTATGGTCTATCTCAGCAAGAGTTTAATGAAGTGATTAACGAATATGCCGCTATGGATACTCAGCGTGGCCCTGATTGGAACATAGAGTCACAGGCTCTGGGTGAATATGCAGAGCAGCGTTTAGAGCGTGTAGATTCATGGGCGCATAAGTCACTTAGCGAAGAAGCATATTCTGCTTTTGCTAATGTACCAGCATCAGCACATATGGTGCAGTTATTTGAAGAACTCATGGAACTCAATGGTCAGCCACAGTTCAATATGGTCTCACCAACAGAGTTTCAAGAACGTCTTAGCATTGATGATTTACGTTCAATGCAGCAAGACGAGCGTTATTGGAAGGATAAAGACCCAGCCTTTATTGCAAAGGTTCGGGCTGGATTTGACCAATATTCACGGCAGAAATAAATGTGAATTAACAAACACATCACTTTCTGTCAGTTTTACCGTACTGAAGGCCCGTAGTGTTGGTCTCGGCCCTAATTGGGGTAGCGCCCCTAAATGGACAACCGAACAAAGCCAATATGAAGGAATAACCGGATGGACAATGTAACTTTAACTTAGGATAAGGAGCTAATAGTATGGCAACCCCATCTATTGATACTTCCTTTATCGAGGAGTTTGAATCCGGCGTCCACATGGCGTATCAGCGCATGGGTTCAAAACTTCGTGGTACTATTCGTACAGCCAATGGCGTAAAGAATAAAACCACTTTCCAGAAAATCGGTAAAGGTTTTGCTACTACCAAGGCTCGTCACGGCAATGTTGCCCCGATGAACCTTGATCACACAAACGTCTCAGTCACCCTTGAAGATTACTTCGCTGGTGAGTGGATTGATGATCTTGATCAACTTCGCATCAATCATGATGAGATGCTCGTAGCCCAGCAGTCAGGTGCATACGCACTTGGTCGCAAGACTGATGAGCTGATCCTCGATGCGATGGATGCAACCACAAATGCTCTTAACGAGACTACTAACGGCATTACACTGCCTTGGGCTTTCAGCTTGATGGAAGCTTTCGGTAACAATGATGTTCCTGATGATGGTCAGCGTTATTGTGTTATTGGTTGGGAAAACTGGTCACAGTTGATGGACATTGATGAGTTCTCTCGTGCAGAGTACATCGGTCAGGAAAACTTGCCATTTGCCAACTCAGTAACAGCAAAGCAGTGGTTGGGCTTTACATGGTTTCCATTCTCAGGGTTGGATGACAATGGTACAGACCGCAAGTGTTTTGCTTGGCATCAGTCAGCAATTGGTCATGCAATCGGTGCAGACGTTTCATCTAACATGCAGTATCACAACGATAAAGATGCGTATTTTGTATTAAATAAAATGCAAATGAACGCAACACTGATTGATGCGAACGCTTGTTATGAACTTTTGTTGAAGAAATAAGGGAGGTTTACAATGGCATTAGTTAAAGCAGACCTTTCTTTGGTCAACTACTCAGGCAATGGCTTCCATATTTGGCATTACAAGTCAACCGCAGACGCTCTAAACGCAATTGATGCAGCATCTTACTTTGATGGCGTATCAAGCGAAATGAACGTAGGCGATGTGATTTTCATCAATGCTTCAAATGGCTTCGGCATTGCAACTGTTGTGTCTAATTCTGGCGGTGTAGTCGATACCGGCGACATCGTTAGCATGACAACAGATAGTCGTTAATGGCTAAGAAACCAACAATGAAGGCGGCAGCGAAAGCTGCCCCTTCTACTCCTCCCAAAGAGGAGGTTCGTAAGGGCTATATTCGCAAGATTGGTCCTAATGCTAAATTAGGTAAGGGTGCTAAATAATGAAAACCTGTGCTTCATGCCCAACTCCGGCTAAGTGCCGCAGTGCTGGCAAATGCTTAAATTCAAAGAAATCAACTAAGACAATGGGAAAAGGTTACGGTAAGTAATGCCAACAACCCCATCTACTGATATTGAAGTAGCGCAGAAAGCAATGGTTCTAGTTGGTCTGGAGCCATTGGCTTCGTTTACAGACCAGACTGATGAAGCTTTGGTGGCAAACACTATTTTTGAAGATGTGGTAGAGGATTGCTTGGCGCAGCATAACTGGAACTTTGCTACTGGTCAAAAGACACTTAGCAGACTTACAGCTGCTCCAGTTGACCGCTGGGACGCTGCATATGCGCTTCCTACAAGCCCTGCGGTTGTTCAGGTACAAACTGTTACCATTGACGATCAACCCCAGCAGTACGACATCTATGAGCGTTATGTATATATTAATGCTGAAGTTAGCGAAGATGTTGTTCTAAACTATATTTATCGTCCAGAGACTCAATATTGGCCCCCAGCATTTACAATGTGGGTAATCTTTAGATTGGCTTCTGTTTTTGCTCTTTCAGTTACTCGTAAGGCTGACGTAGCCAAATCATATGTTGATCTTGCTGAAGCTCAGTTCCGTAGAGCCAAGTCTCGTGATAGCCAACAAGTAACAACCCAAGGATTGCGTCCAAGTCGTTTCCATCGTGTACGTCTTGGCAATGGTATTTATCAAAACATTGAAGGTCTATAATGAATGGCACTTCTACGGCAGTTTTATACAAACTTTACATCAGGGGAATTAACACCACTGCTGTCATCAAGACTGGACTCTGATGCCTATAAAAACGGTGCTAAAACGCTCCGTAATTTCCGTTTGCGGGCTCAAGGTGGTATCACTCGCAGACCTGGCTGTAGATATC